TTCATATCCAAACCCTCAAAACTTATATCAAATCCTTTATTCATTTTTTCTTTACTGGATCTGGATCTGTTTTTCCGTTCCACAGCTTAGGGTTGGCAGTTCCCTCAGTTTGCTTAATAAAAATCAAATCTTTCTTGTACTTATCATAGTACTCATCAAAGATATCAACGACCTTTGAACATTGAACAATATCATACTTAAGTTCATCATTTACCTTGTAAGTAACAAGGTATGCATTGTTAGGTAGTGTTTTATTTTTAGCAAGAGCACTATCACAGTTTTCATGAATAAATTTGATCCCTTTCAAGATCTGCCTCCCCATTGGATATCTGGATAAGCTGATTCTACCACATCTCTTGTGATTTTGAAACGACTTTCTAGAGCTTTATCTTTAATGAGACAAAGAATAGCAGCTTCTTCTGGATGAAGTCCTTCCAAAATCTGAATGAACATACTCTCTCTACGAGTTTTGGAGAGGGAATCATTACCACCTTTCACAAAGTGGTACAGATTTCTCCACTCTTTACGAAGAGATGTATGATCAGTTCCTACTGGAACATCATTTTTTTCAAAAGGAACCTCACCTTCAGGAAGAAGTGAAATAATAGAATCATCAAAGTTCCAAATAAGAATTGAAACAAGAGCATCAGAACGATGCTCCTTCAGAAGATCAATTTTCTTTTGCTTTGATCTTTGCTTACTCACCAATTCCAAAATCTCATGCTGAAAGGGATTGGGTGGAAGTTTTGTCTTAGTAGATGTAGCCATAGTAATAGTTAGTAATTAATTTTCATCATCTTCAAGTTTCAAACCGTCTTCAAAAGATACAGCCCATACTTGATCTGGAATGACTTGTCCATTTTCATCAAACATTTCTGGATGTGTAGGAATAAACTTAGAATCTCGTTGAATAACATAATCTTTTGCTATCCAACCAACTACACTTCCCAAAACTAGAAACATCAATGAAAATATAACAGAAAATGTAAGAGTTACCGCTAACATGTTCATTCCTCCTGCAGATTATTTTTTCTTTATATCAAAAGATAGATCAAAGGAAAAATGAATCTCTTTATTGAAGAAGGATAACATTTTTCCAAACCTTAATTGAAAGGTTTTAGGTGTAACTCGTTTCCTCCTATTTCTTAATAGTAATTCAAACCCTTTGTTTATATCAGGATTTGAATCACTTTGACTCTTATTTAGAATGTTTTTTTCTTCTTCTTGGTTTTCTCTCCTGTTCATATTTCCATGCACCTTCTAGGATGCCCTCCAAAAAGTTTTTAATTTTTCGAGCCTCTGGCTTTCCTAGAAAACCATAAGCTTCTCTTAACTGCTTATGTTCAGTATCACTTCCACCTTCCAAATAATCTTCAAGATCATATATTGTTGTAGTAATATTTTGTGCAGCAGCAGATTCAAGAATTATTTGCACCTCTCTTTTGGTAGCTTTCTCTTTTTTCAAGTATTCATACATATCCAAATGGAACTTACCCTTAAAACAATAATCAAGGGCTTGTTCTAAAACAAGAGTAGCAACCTCAATATCCATTATACCAAATCCATCTCCTTCAAGTACTTAACAGTTTCATTTGCACCACCAAGCAATCTCTTATCATCTACAACAACTCTTGGAAAAGTTGCTGTAGAACCAAATTCTGATTTAAACTCACTTGTTTGAAAGTCTCTACCCAATTTATAAACCACATGTCTAAGTTCACACATCACTAGGAGTTGTTCGATTTTTTCACAAGCAGGGCATCCTTCTTTTGCGTATACGGTGAATGTCATAGTAGTAATAGAAAAGGTATGAGTATTGTAAAGAAAGCTATTGATGAACCCCCTACAATGTTAAGTAGGGGGCGAGTACTAAAAGGATCTTCAGACATCTAATGTATCTCTAAGTTGGCGATTTTCTTTGAGTTTTTCAATGAAATCATTATGTGCTAGTTTGGCAGTGTATTCTGGGTAAAACTTTTTCATAAGTTGAGGAACAGCCAGACATCCAGGATAACCACCTTTGATCCAAACTTCTTGTCTATCCTCTAGTACAACGTGATTGAATGGAAATTTCTTCATAAACTTTTTAGTTGTTTTCTTGAGATTCATAAGTAAATGTTTTACCCTTAACTTTTGTATCGAACTCACCAGTTTTACCAGGATTCATCTTCCCCACTTTAACACGTTTACCCTCACCTGGCCAAGACTTGTTTGTGCCAACTAGTTGGGCGTCACCTTTTGGTTTTTTCTTAATCAACACAGAATCCTGATTATATTTCTTTCCAAGTTTGGTAACAACCTTCTTGAACTTTCTCTTACCCATCTTACCAGAAGAAACAACATGGGATCTTTCTCCCACCTTTTTCTCCTGAGGAGTGCCAGGATTCTCAGTATATCTTCCAGATACCTTTGTGGCGCCAGGTAAACCAGCACCACGGATATCTTTATCGAGTTGTCTTGAGCGAGCTTTATTTTCAGATTTACTCTTATCTCCTCTCTGAGCACTCATGATAGCCATTCCACCCTTCGCATCTTTTTGTCTAATACGATTGAGGGAAGCCTCCTGCATGAATGAAGAAAAACTTTTCATCGAACCACAGCTTTCTTTTTATTTATTTTTAAGATAAGTTAGGCACTGATTTAGTATTATCTCTCCTGCTCTGGTTTTTAATTACGATAAAAGCATCTTTATTATACTTTCTTGTTCCTTCTATCGGTGCCCACTTATTTCCAGCACCATCGATTTCATAGACTTGAGTGCCACCAATTTCAACAGTAATTTCATCTGCTGGATCCCACCCAAGTTTTTCAATATACTCTCTAATTTGTGTATTAATTCTTATCATTTACTTTCTCCCAATCTTGTTCAAAAATTTCCATACCTTTGTCAGTGAGAATGTGATCATACATATTTTCTAGAACACCTGGAGGCAATGTTGCAATCTCAGCTCCATTATACCATGAACGGATAGCACGTTGAACACTACGAATAGATGCTGCAAGAACTTGTGTCTTGCATCCATGAATACGGAATAGTTCAGAGATAGATCGAACAACCTCCAATCCAGCAACAGATTGATCATCAAGGCGTCCAACAAAGGGAGAAACATATGTTGCTCCTGCCTTTGCTGCAAGAACTGCCTGAGCTGCACAGAAGATCAATGTAACATTCACCTTGATACCTTGTTCAGATAGCCTCTTACAAACAATCAAACCCTCGCGTGTGCAGGGAACTTTAATGGTAGCAACATCACCAAACTTTTCATATAGACGAATACCTTCATCATACATCTCAAGGTCAGATCCCATTACCTCCATACTGATATCTTGAACACCAATATCCTTGATCTCCTGATAAACATCTTCAGGATTACGACCACTCTTCATGATAAGAGTGGGGTTAGTTGTTACTCCATCTACCAGTCCTGTGCTGAAATACTTTGAAATCAGTTTAGTATCAGCTGTATCAATAAAAATTTTCATTTCAGTGTGTTATATCGTGTTTGTGTAGAAATCCAATCCTTAACATTAACCTTTGGTTTCCAGTTAAGGCACTCTCTCGCCTTATTAATATTAGCCAGAGTTTCTCTCATCTCACCAGGTCTTCCATCTTGATGAACCTGATGATTACAAATCATATCAGCAATTTCTTGAACTGAATAGTTTTGTCCGTATCCAATGTTAAAAGTTTGTCCCCACTCATCTAGTTCCATATGACACAATGATGTATTGGCATTAACTACATCAGAAACATGAATGAAATCTCTTCTTTGCCCACCATCACCAAAGATGATAAGTGGATCTCCAATTTCTCTTGCCTTCAGAAACTTACTAATTACTGGTGCATATGTTCCAACATGACGTGCCCTCTCACCATAAACATTTGTATAACGAAATGAAACTGTTTTCAATCCATAAAGATGATAGTACGCACGCACCAGTTGTTCTCCACACAACTTACCAATCGCATATGGATTGAGTGGATCCTCTCGCATAGTTTCAACGTTTGGAATAGGATTCAGATTACCATATGCCGCTGATGTAGATGAATACATCAATTTCTTCACACCATTCAGTCTGGATGATTCCAATACATTCAGGGTTCCCATCACCTGAGTTGTCATTGTAGGAATAGGATTATCAACAGATGCCTGAACACTTGCCTTTGCTGCAAGGTGGAATACATAATCCACACCATTAAACAAAGTAACAATATCTGATAGTTTTGTAATATCTGCCTTTACATTGAGGCATCTTTCATTCCAATAATAAAGATCATGACCATCAGATGATTCATTATCAATAACTATAACCTCATGACCAATATCAAGAAGTCTATCTACAATATGGCTGCCAATAAATCCAGCACCTCCTGTTACCAAAGATCTCTTACTCATATCGCATAAAAAAGAGGGTATTACACCCTCTTATTATATCAAATATCTTCTTCCCTGTAAAGCTTTTCCAAATCCAAAGGATATGTCTTCACTGTACCACTCTCAACATCTTTCTTCATCTGCAAAAGTTCTTCAATAAAATCTTTAGTGTATATATCATCCATATTGAGTGATGCCCAGAACCATTCATAACATTCTCGTTCTGGACTTTCACCCCAAGGATTTGCATATGGTTTATAGTTACCAGTCATTAAATCTGACCATATCCTGAAGTTATAAGTCCAATACTCAACCCAACCAGGAAGCATATGTTTTGTGATGTAATCAAAGTGAGTCATTGTTCTGATGACTCTCCAGTGCTTCTTTAAGTGCTCCTGTTACATTCTCTTTGAAAGAACGATAAGGAATGAACAGGTCATCATCATCAGTTTTGTAGTCCTGATGGGTCTCTTTGAACTGACGCTCACATTCATATACAAGATTGGATACGATGTCGTTGATCACTTCCATTGTATGTGGTTGAAGTTGATCCCAGTTGTATCCAGGGAGCATATCATCTTTGACACGATTCATCAGTTCTCTCTTACATTGCCATTGGTCATCAAAGATGTTGAGAAACTCTTGCCAATCGTCTTGGGATTTGAAATTAGGAATACTCATTGTGGGTTACAAATAATAAAGTTTGCATAACTGCCATAAGTATCTTGTGCTTGCTTACAAAAATACTGTGGCGGTGGTTCAGGTATTTTAGAAAGTGTCACCAGTGCAATAATGACCTGAAAGAATGGAAGAATGAAAACAATTTTATCTCTCATTCTTCATCCACATCTGAGTTTAACATAATCAAAAACTTTTTGAGGAACATTAATTCCTAATGCTTCTTCAAATCCTTGGAATCCTGGGGCTGAGTTTGCTTCACAGATTCGGTATCCGTCGCTAGAAAATAAAAGATCAACACCAGCAATATCAAGATCGAGAACTTTTGCAACTTGAA